AACGGCTGGCCGGACTGTCCAAGGAGAATGCGGCATGACCATGCAACTGGATGACCTGGTGCACGGTCTCAACGGTCGGGCTACGGTCGACGGGGTGATCGTCGCTTTGTTCTCGACGATGGGGCTGTGGTTGGACGCGCTGCGCGGTCCAGCCCAGGAGCTGGCGTTCTGGGGCACGGTGGTTCTCGTCCTTGGGCGGTTGGTTCTGTTGGCCTTGGATTTTCGCGACCGCCGCCGACGGAACCGGCTGGCGGAATCGTTCACGGGTGAACGGTGAAGGGCTGTGTTTGACATCGATGTCAAAGCGGATCTGAAACCGCTTCAGACGACGCTGAGCGATCTGGCCAAGAAGCAAATTCCCTTTGCCACCGCCCGCGCCTTGACCGCCGTGGCGAAGCGGGTCCAAGGGGCCGAAAAGGAGGCCCTCAGCGAAGTCTTCGACCGACCGACGCTGTTCACCCAGCGCTCGATCGGCGTGACGGCGGCGAAGAAGGCGGACTTGACGGCCACGGTCTTCGTCAAGGACATCGCGGCGCAGTATCTGGAACCCTTCGAGACGGGCGGTCAGCATCACCTGCCGCCTTCCAAGCGAGGCGGCACGCTGTTCAACCCGAAGGCGGTCGATCTGAACCAGTACGGCAACCTGCCCAAGGGCAAGCTCCGCCGGTTGGCCACCCGGCCCGACACCTTCGTCGGGACCATCAACTTCCGCTCTGGCCAGACGGTCAGCGGGGTCTGGCAGAGACCGAAGCGGGACTACCGGCGGGCGGACCCCAAGCGCGGCTATTGGCGCGATTACGGGACCAAGGGCAAGCTGCGGAAGGTGGACGGCGTGCTGACCGGGCTGAAGCTGCTGGTCCGGTTCGGCGACGCGCTGCCCGTCAAGCAGCGCCTGGGCTACAGCGAGCGGGCCAAGGACGTGGTGCGGGCCTCGCTGAAGGCCGAGTTCGACAAGGCCATGGGCGCGGCTCTGGCAACAGCAAGGAAGTGATGGGGCCGGAGGGGGCGCCCCCTCAATGGGTCCTTCCCAAGGGGGTTGGCACACGCGGGCATTGCACACCGCAGGCTCTGGCTCTCATTGAGCAAAAAAAACGCGTTACACGGTCCGTTACACGCTCCCGCAGGAGGGAAAAAGCGGAGCGAAATCAATGTTGTCACGAACGAAGCGTGTAACGCCCGGATCGACCGGCGTTACACCGCCGCGTTACACGCCCGCCGCGACGATCGGGAAAGCGGCCCTGGCGGAAGCGCTGGGCTGGACCCGGCCCAAGCTGGACCGGCGGCTGGAGTCCGACGCCCGCTTTCCGGTGGTGACGCGCGGCACGAAAGCCGGTGGTTGGGAGTTCGATCTGGCGGCGGTCCGAACCTATCTGGATCCAGAGGCGCCTCCGGCTTCTCCTCCCCGATCCGCCCGGCCCCGCCCGCCGCCACGTCGCCCGGCGCCGCCTCCGCCGAGCGACGATGTCGATTTCGACCTGGAGGAGATCGACGATGACCCGCCCCCGGCGCGTCGGCGCCCGCCCGCCCAGCACGCCGGTGAGAGCACGGCCAAGCAGCGCAAGGACGCCGCCCAGGCGGCGATGCTGGAGGACAAGCTCCGCCTTTCTCGGGATGAGTTGGTGGAGGCGGAGGAGATGCGCACGGTGCTGGCCACCCTGCTGTCTCGCCTGTCCAAGGGGATCGACGGCATCCCCGTCTTGATGGTCAAGCGGCTCGGCCTGGACGAGGACGCCCTGCCGGTGCTGCGGGAACTGGTCGACGATCTGCGCGGCCAAATGGTGATCGACCTTCAGAAGGCGTTGCGGGATGACCGAACCTGAGTTCGCGTCGGCTTGGGTCTTGGCCGAGGAGGCCCTGGCCGCCCTGAAGCCCCCAGAGCGTCGGACGGTGGCGGAGTTCGCCGAGATGCGGCGGGTGCTGGCCAACGAGGGCGGCGGCTTTGTCGGCAAATGGCGCAACGACCAGGTGCCCTACGTCGTCGAGCCGATGGAGTGCCTGACCTCGCTGGATCACCTGACCGTCGCCGTGATCGGGCCGGGCCAGAGCGCCAAGACCACCATCGCGGAGAACTGGCTGCTGCACGCCGTCGCGTCGGACCCGGCCAACCTGCTCTGGTACATGCAGACCGACCAGGCGGTGGAGGCCTACGTCAAGTCGCGCATCAACCCGATGATCGAGGCGCATGAGGACATGGCGTCCCGCCTTGGGACGCGGTCGGTCGACGACAGCCTGCACTTCAAGAATTTCCGCACCATGCGCGCGGAGTTCCTGCCTGCGACCAAGCGCAACCTGATCAACAAGTCCGCGCCGCGCATCGTCGCCGACGAGATCGACGCCTATGGCGAGATGGGCGACGTCAAGGCACTGCTGGACGTCCGCCGCCAGACCTTCGGTCGGCAGTCGATGATCCTGGCGGTGAGCCATCCCGACAAGGCGAAGGGCATGAATCCCGCCCGCGACTGGTCGGAGGGGATCATGGCCATGTACGCCGACAGCGACCGCCGGGTCTGGTACTGGCGATGCCCTCATTGCGGGGCCTGGTCGTCACCAGCGCCGATCGCGGCCCGCGTCATGGCGCTGGACTACCCGGAGGAGGGCACGCTCGACGACATCGAGGCCGAAGCCCGCTTGCTGTGCCCAGTCAGCCAGTGCCGGATCAGCGACGCGGAACGCCGTGGCATGCTCGCCAGCGGTCGCTGGGTGGGGGACGGCCAAACCATCGCGGAGGACGGCGTCGTCACCGGCGAACGGGCGCGGCGCGCCACCGCCGGGTTCTGGATCACCGGCACGATGTCGCCTTTCGTTTTGGGCGGCATCGGCGCGCTCGCCCGCGCCAAGGCCAAGGCGGAGCGCGAATTCGAGATGACCGGCGAAGACGAGACGCTGCGCCAGGTCATCGTGAAGCAGTTCGGCATCCCCTACGCCCCGCCGCGCAGCGTCGGACTTCTGCTGGGGACGGACATCGCCGAGCGCTGCTCGACCGATCTGCGCCTTGGCGCCGTGCCGGAAGGGGTGCGCTTCGTCACGGCGTTCTGGGACGTCCAGATCGCGCATTTCGACGTCCTGGTGCGGGGCTGGGGCGTGAAGGGGGAAAGCTGGGTGATCGACCGTTTTCGGGTCGCTGGCGACCCGGCCACCAGCCCGGAGGATTGGGACCAGCTGGTGGAGGCGGTGGTGCTGAAGACCTACCCGCTGGCGGACGGCTCCGGTCGCCACATGGCGCTTCGCGCCGTCGGCTACGACTCCGGCGGCCAGCCCGGCGTGAGTCAGCAAGCCTATGACGCCTGGACGCGGTGGCGGAAGCGCCATCTGGTGAAGCGGTTCGGCACGATCGCCGGGCGTGACGTCTATTCGGTCATCCCGACCAAAGGCAGCTCCGCGTTGATGGCGCCACGGTTGAGCGTGACCTACCCGGACACCTCGGCCCAAGCGAACAAGAAATTCGGCTCGAACGGCACGGTGCCCGTGGCGGCGTTCAACCCGAACACCTTCAAGGATGACCTGAACGGCCAGCTCCAGAAGGCGGATGACGGCCCCTGGTCGGTCCATTTCCCGGCGGCGTTGCGGGCGAAAGCGCCGCCGCACCCCTGGTTCGAGCAGTTGGTCGCCGAGATCCGGCTGCCGTCGGGCCGATGGGAGAAGCAGAGCCGGTCAGCGCGCAACGAGGCCCTGGACACCATGGTCGGCAACCATGTCGTCGCGCACCTGCACGGCCTGAACCGCATCAATTGGGAGCGACCGCCGAGCTGGGCCGCGCCCTGGGATGAAAACTCCCTGGTCTTCACCCCCGAACAGGTGAAGGCCGCAGAGGCCGCTTCGGTCTTTTCGACCCTGGCGACCGTCGTTTCCGCCGTCGCTGGCGTTCCGCAACCGCCGCCGCCCCGGCGCAGCCTGTCCAGCCGCCTGGCCTGAAGGACCTGACATGACCGACACGTCCAGCGGCATCCTGGCCGGGATGACCGAGGCGCAATTGCGCGCCGCGCTCGCGACCGCGCAGAAGGCCTACATCGACCTCCAGATCGGTCAGAAAGTGGTCTCCGTCTCCTACGCGCAGGGCAACGGCTCCCGCTCGATCACCTATCAGCCGACCGATCTGCCGCAGATCACGGCGCTG